ATTCTAATACAATTGTATAATGGTCTAAATTAGTATGACCACTTGTTGTCAAATCAATATCGCCATCAATTCCGCCACCAGCATTATTTTTAATGCCACCAAATGATCTAAAGTCCATATGCCCTTGAACGTTACCTGCTGCTGCACTTCCACCTAGAACGATTGCTACAACATTACTTGAAGCATTCCATTCTAAAGCGACTCTCATTCCACCGATGTCATACCAAATTTGATCAATCGTTACTCTTGAGCATGCTGCTGAATCAGATGAACGTGAATTTAAACCTGCGACATCAACTTTTTCTACAGAAGATTCACCATTACCATCTGATAGATTTGTTAATTTAATAACAGCTCTTTTATCTGTATCGATTATTGTTTGACTTGTTACTGCGTCTGCCATGTTTTCCTCCTGTTAGAGAACGGGGCCAAAGCCCCGTTCTAATTAAAGTTTATTTATTATTGATCACCAAATGCAGGTGGATCTGCACCTTCTGACCAACCCCAAATTAGCCAATTAGTACTATCTTTAGCCATAATGTTAATCTCCGAACAGCCGAAGTCTGTAAGAGTTAAGGTAGAGTTAGAGTTTCCATCAGCATAAACTGTTGAACTGTCTGCATCTGATTGTATATGAACGATACCACCAATGAAGTAATTAGCATCAGCACCTGTATCAAAGATAACGTTTTCCGCTTCTTCTGCAGCACCACCATAAATAAATTTAAAGTGTGAACCAGCAACTGGTGATGGTAATGTTATTGTTCTATTTCCTGTGATCGCTGGAACTACAAGTATTCTTCCACTATGTGTAGCATTAGTAAGAGTTTTATCCTCATCTCCCAATGTAACAGGTCCATCACCTACAGTGATGATTTCAGTAATTGCTCCTGTAGTAGAGTTTTTACTTACTGTTTTAAACGTGTCTTCAGATCTTACTGGACCTGAAAAAGTTGATTTAGCCATAATATTCCTCCTAGAATATTTAAATGTAGTCCCTAGGGGCATGTCGACTATACGCGTCTACATTTAAGGTTTTTTAATAAATGTATAGTGAATTTTTTATATAGTAATTTTAAGAAGAGTGCAAGATATCCTTAGGATAAAAGTACGATTTTAGCGATGTGGCTATTTAAGTTGCCACAGAAACTTGAGGGGCAGCATTAATAATTGCATTTTCTCTATCTGCAATTTTTCGTTCCTCGGCTTTGATCTCAGTGATAACTTCTTTAATCTTCTTATCAATTTCGACCATATTAAGAGTATATTTTCCACTTTGCTCATACTCCAACTGCCACTTCAACTCCAAGGACCGTTTTTGTTTGTACAGGTCTTGTACCATCAACAACCTCCTCGTAGGTTATTCTGTTAGGAGTGTCTCTAAACATTCCCGTTGATTCCCACTTTATAGACTTTTTTCCTAGTTTGTCAAGGATAGAATTTTCAATAGATTCACGATTATCTTCAGCTTCTACATCAAAAGAAGCATGGTGATCATAAGCCCATATTTTAACGGTGAATTTTGCCATTTTTTCTTTCTATTTTAAAAATGTGGCGGAACTATGTCCCGCCACATTAATTTAGTGATTACGCACCTGGTGATCCGAAGATACCTCTCCAGTCAGACCAGCCGAAGCTGTATCTTTCTCGAGCTTTGTATCTAACGTTACCAGTATCAAAATCTCCCTCCATGGAAGTTTTGATTGGTGCTCTAACAAAGTGTTTAAGTCCATTAGGAACATCAGTTTTAATGAACCAAGCATCAGTATCAGTTAAGTAATGATTCACGGCATAGCCTTGAGGAATCATTCCCATTGATACAACTGCGTTGATGTCATTATCAGCTGTTCCAACTCTTTGTGTAGATTTCATAAGTCTCTCTGCAGTAAATTGTAAAGCAGAAGGGATGATCATTTTCATTCCTTTAGCTGCAATTTTAAGACCTCTCTCATCAGTAAGAGCAGCAATATCAATTAGTGCTTGCTCTAAAGATGTTTCATTTAAGTCAGCAGCAGTCGATAATTCGTTCTGCTCTGTACCAGAAATGATTGAGTGATCAGTTGCGCAAAGTTCTTTACTATCTCCACCAGTGTATGAACTGTTGAATGCTCTGTTAAGAACATTAGCTGCTTCAACTTGTTTTGCATTAGCCATAGATCTAGCTAGTGCTTTTGTATATCTAGACGAAAGTCTGTCATACAAGTTATCTTCAATCGCTTCTTCAGTGATTGAGAAAGCTAAAGCATGTGTTTTGTGCGTATAACGAGCCGTGAAAGTCTCTTGTGCCGCGTCGTAGTTGACACCTTGTCCTTCAGGTTTGATCGCTGCGCTTCCGAATCCGGATAACATTACTTCTTCTTCAAAAGCTCTGTCTGAATTTTCCTTATCGAAAATCGCTTCGTGCTCGCTTGCATAGTTTTTATATTCCAGGCCAAACAGGGCGTTCAATCCTGGCTCTAGTTCTTTAACTAGTTGATTACGTGATATAGCCATAATTAGATTCCTGTAGTTGTCATATAGAAGTGTTCTGCAATAAGCACACGCCAATTCACATTAGCTGCGGTTATGTCATTATTATCAGGGTCTTTTGAAAGTCCGATTATTCTTAAAGTAGCAGCGGTTGCACTTTGAGTGTCAACTGCTTCAACTGCAGAAAGATAATCAGGAGCTGCGCCTGCAGCATATGTTGCCAAATCTGCATTCGATCCAATATCGCCTTGTGCGTGAGCACCAGAACCAGCTGATTGGATTTCAAAAACCGTGAAAGGGTCATCATTAACATAGCCAACAATGTCAGTAGCAGAGTTTGAAGCTGCTAAGTATCTTGCGAAAGTTGGCTTGCTAGTTGTAGCGTCTGTATAGAAAACTCCATTGATTGAACCGATTAAGGTATCAGTAGCTGCTGCAACACCAATTGTACCAGTACAAAGCATTTTGACTGGATCGTTTTGGTATATTGCCGAAGCACACGCTGCGATATCATATTCAGTTGTTCCGCCGGAATCTCTATTGCCACTAACTTTTCCTACCGGTCTTAGACCGAAAGGAGCGTCTTGATTAGCCATAGTTTTTTCTCCTATTGTTCATCCGAAGATGAACGGGTTAATTTAAATCGTTGGTTAGGAATTGCTAATAAATTAGTTCTTCTTTGTTCCACCGAAGGTTACACGAGTCTGCCTCTCTTGATTGATCGGCATACTTGGGTGCTCTTCCTTCATAAGATCTTGTTCAATCGCGTCTTCTTTGTCTTGCGTCATTTTATTAAAATACGCATCGCGTGATTTAACAATCTCAACCGGTATCCTAGCGAGCAATAGGCCGCCAACTCCGATGATCCCCTTGTATTTGCCTTCGTTGATAACGGGGTAATCCGATCCTAAATATTCATCAGCCCTTACGAGCTCGTATCCTGATCGAATTTTTCCGGCCATGTTTTTCGTATCATCGAAACCCATAGTCTCGGCCCTTATCCACCTCTGATGATATCCATCAGGGCAAGGGGGTGCATCTAAAGATGATGGTGGAGTCCAAACTTTTTTTCGAGAAGTTTTTTCTCTTGTTTGACTCGCACGGGAAGTTTTAGTTTCATTTTTCATATGCTTATGCCTCCTTCGTGATTTTTAGTTGTTTCGCATATTCTTCTAGTGGCACACCTAATTTTTTAGCAATTGCTACCTGTGATGATGTGAGTCTCACAGTCGTGCGACCAGGTTTAACACTTCGCGTAGCTGACGCTACAGTTTGTGTAGGTTTGATCGGTTCCTTTGTTTCTGTTTTACCAAATTTATGTGGGAAGTCAAGTTTTATACGCTTGTCTATCTCAGCATAATATTCTTCTGAATTAGGATCAAATCCTTCTTCTTCAGTAAGTTTTTTGTGTAAATCAAAAGCGGTATATGTCATAGCAGAATCTTTTCCGAACCACTCATTTCGGTCTGCCCATGCCTCTGCCTTTGGATCGGCTGGAGGAGTTTGAATAGCTTGGTCTAAAGTAGGAGTTTTAACTGCCTTTTCTTTAGCTTCTCTTTCAAAACTACGTTTTAAACTACTAACTCTAGCTTCTTCAACACCAAGTCTTGCAATTTCTTTTTGCACTTGAACTTCAGTTTTGATGTCTCCTGCTTCTCTTGCTGCAGCAAGTTTTGCCTGTGCTGCCTCAAGTCCAGAGTTAACTTTATTTGTCATTGCATCAACATAACTAGGCTCAAGATTATTTACTCTAGTTTTTAATCTTGTGTGTTCTGTTTGAACACCTTTAGCGTATTCTATAGCGGCTTCTTTTTGTCTTTCCGCTTCACGCCATTTTTTAGTTAGTTTAGCAATTCTTTTTTGAACGCCTTCACTATATTCTTTTAGTTCATCTTGTTTCTCGTCACTCGTTTCTTTTTTCTCGTCTACTTTTTCTTCAACTTTTTCTTCAGTCTTCTGTTCGCTATCTTTAACATCAGACTTGACATCAGATTTCTCCAATGTATCAGCGGACTGATTATCGTCCTTACTATCAGTTTTTGCATTCGTTTCCTCCTGTTCAACTGGTGTTACTTTTTCTTCTGCAATTTCAATATCCGCACCAGGTCCTGATGTGTCTATATCAACTGTTTTTTCTTGTTTATCTACTGGCATAGTTCTCCTTCTATGTTAAATATTATGCAGCACGGATTCTGGATTATTTATTGTACCCAAAACCTCGTCGTCATTTAATAAACGGACTTCTCCGCCTTCAATTGGTAATCTTGATCCTGCATAACGAGCAAAGATTACCCAATCTCCTTGTTTACACCAAGGCCCTGTTGGAAACTTTTCCTTATCATAATAAGCTAAAGGTCCAACTCTTAAAACATAACCACAATTTGTAGCTATTCTTAATTTCTCTAATGATTCTTGCGCGATTAAAATTCCACCTTTAGTTTTTTCTTTCGGTGTGAAAGGTAAAACTAAAAGTCTCCAACCAGATGGTTCTGGTAGTTGTTCTTTTTGATTTTCAATATTTTCTGGATTTAATGGTTCTTTTTCTTGACCAATGTTTTTTGCTTCTTCGTATTTATCGGTTAAGGCGTTCTTATGTTTTGGAACTTCCTTTTCCAAGGTCAATAACGTTTCCTTTGTCATCTTTTTGCTCCTTCGATTTTAGCAGGTTAGAGATTTCCTGAAGCAAGTACTGATATGTACGTGCCTGTCCTAATATATAGTTGTATTTCTCCATATTGTCAACACCCCCACTAATGAGTGTGTCTCCAACTCTCTGAAGATTGTCTTGCATTATTTTTTGTAGCTTAGCTACAACGGTTAATGGATCCATAAATTATTGTTTAATCTTTCCAGCCACCTTTAGGTCTTTTAGAGCCATGAGCGAAACCTACTCTGCCGCCTTTATTATAATGTTCACCAGTTTCATAGTCTTTTTTCTTAGTAATCCAGGATTTCTTCTTTTCTTTTTTCTTAATCCATTCAGTAGGTTTTTCTTTTTTCTTAATCCATTCAGTAGGTTTTTCTTTTTTCTTAATCCATTCAGTCATTATTTTTTACCACCGTTTCTAAATATTTGTGTTCCCTTTATACCAAAAATTGACGCACATACAAGTATCCATAAATTTGTAAACCATGTCGGCAATGCCTGAAAATGCTCGAAGAAAATTTTTATCTTCTCCATAGCCGCCGGGTCATCTGACCAGACCCCCCATGCGAGCACCAAAATGGGCAACGTGAGAATCGCTAAAACTACCTCGTCCTTGTAGTCGTTTTGACGAGCTTCAAGCAACTTGCCTTGGTATTCTGTTTCCCCACGGGCCATTTTTTGTGCCGCCATGTGCTGAGCATCAGCCATAGCCATTTTTGTCTCTTGACGCTTCTTATAAATGTGCGTTCCTGCGTTTAGTGCTAATTTAACTGCTGACAGCCACATATTAACTCCAAGTTACAGGTTTTTGTGGTCTAGCTGCACGAGATCCAGTCACAGGATTTTTATCTTTAGGTTTTTTGTTATCAACTCTTGGTGTTTTGATAACTTTTGCCTTATTTGTTGGTGCATACCCTTTCCAAGCCATTTTTCCTCCTTAGTTTCCTCTTGGTTTCATTCTAGCTAACTTTTCTCTCGAGTCATTAGCCATTTCTTGTTTTTCAATCGAAGTTTCAGCTCTTAATTCAGCTAATTCTTCGTTTTGATCAAGTTTTTCTTCAAC